ATAATGTTATCGGATTCAATTGCTGAATACTCATCTATATCACCATAAACTTCGTCCGTTGAAATGTGTAAGAATTTAATTAGGTTTTTGTTTTTTCTTGCGACCTCAATCATGTTGAAGGTACCTTGTACATTTGATTTAACAAATGGTAATCCGTCTTTAATTGAATTGTCAACGTGTGACTCAGCAGCAAAATTAACTATGTAATCGTAGTCACCTAAATCCTCAGGTATCACATCACATATATCTTTTTTTAAATAATCGGTTGGTAATATAAGATTATTAAGATTACCTGCGTATGTAAGTTTATCAATAATTAATACTTTGTGGTATGTATTTTCTCTAACATAATTTACAAAATGTGACCCAATAAAACCTAACCCACCTGTTACTATAATTTTACTCATAAAAAAACTTTTGTCTTAATAATAAAACAAAAGTTTTTAAATGTAAAAGTATTTTCTAATTATTTACCAATTACTATTTCATCGTAATTTAATTTACCCATACCTTCAGAGTCTTTAGACTCAAATTCGTCATACATATATGTCTTAACAACACTAACAACACTTTGTTCGGCCTGAGCAAGTTTAGTCTCCATCCAATCCTCAAGTTGTTCACCTTGTTCCATTTTTTCCCACATAGCATGTGCTAATGTTGCAATAGTGAATAATTGTTGTTTTGCCATATAAGACCCTTCTTGTCCGTGCTCTTGTATATTTCCTTTTTTAACGCCATTAACTAACAGTTCTAATTGTTTTTCCGAAATAATAATATCTTTAGCCATAATTGTTTTAGTTATAAATATCATTAAAACAAAAAAAAGGAGACCTAAGTCTCCTTTAGGGCCGACAGGTTATGTCAGACACCACCACCTTATTTTTTTAAACAAGGAAACAACATATTATGAGAATTCAGAAACAGGTAAAACTCTAAAACCATCAACATTTTTATTAACAAAATTGTTCTTATATTAATAAAAGACATTTTTTTATTATTCTTTAGTAATTAATTCCCAAACTTTATTAAGTTCTTTTTTATTAAGAATTGTTTCACTAGGTTGTTCAATAGTATCTTTTGAAATTAATTTATCGTAAACACTTTTTACTTTAATTACTAAAAAAACAAAAAAAAGTACTGTAATAATCAACAAAGTTTTAAGAATTTTTTTCCAAAACTTATAGATGATATAAAGTGATACTAAAATTGAGATTAATAATCCTGTTTCAATGCTCATAATTTATTTTATTTAGTAACTAACGCTTCAATTTTGCTTTTTGCATGGTCAGCCAAAGTGAACTCGTTAGTTGATGTAACAATAATTGAATCCTTTAAAAATTTGTAAGGAATGTTGATTAAGAAATCGGTTCCGTTGAAAAATGTTAAGTCATTTTTTAACTCTAAACATCCACTAACCATCTTCAAAAATAATTTGAATTGGATTCCATCAATGAATGTTTCATTCAAAAGTTTACCAAATTTTTCGTTCTCGATTCTGATGTTGTATGTCTGTGTGTTCATATCCTTAATTGTTTCTACAAATATACTGCGTTTTTTACAATTCTCCTAATTTTTCTACTAAAGAAGTTAAATTAAATTCTTTAGGTACAATGATATCCTTTTTAATAAACTCAATCTTATCATTAACAGAACGATATCTGTACCCTAAAATAATCTTGGTTTTATTAACATTAGTTATTGTAAAGGTATTAGGGTCGTTTGGGGTTGTTGGTGTACCAAAATCAACCATAGAAAACCTAAACATGTCAATTAATTCTCTGAACGCACGGCTTCTGATATCTTGTTTTAATAATCTGTCTTTTTCAATTGCCCATAAAGAATCTACATATTCAATTACTTTTTTAGCAACAGTTCTACCAGATTTGTAATATGGACTTTCTTCATTATAACCTAATAAAGTTTTAATTTTAAAACCCAAGTTTGTTTGTCTCCACGAACCTCTTGGAGTAACATAGTGTTCACTAACATCAATACGAATTTTACCCCTTGGTACTACTTCAGGTAATTTACCTGTGTATTTAATTTCATAATCAAAATAATTTAATGTTAAAGTTTCAACGGGAAATGAATCAACCCAAACTTTATAATCCAAAGAATTTTGAGTTTTAACCAATTCAAAATCAGGAGACACTTTAACCATATCAGCATAGAAATCTTGAAAAACTTTTTGTTTCTTGTCAATTTCTAACTTTTGTTGGTCATAACTTTTTAACGCACTACGTTTAGCGTTTTGGTACTTAGTTTTTGCAATTTTTTTTTGTGTTAATATGTCGGTCATAGTATTGGTGTTTGTAATTACAAAGATACAAAAAATTTTTAAATGCCACGCATAATTTCTCTATTAATATCTCTTTCTTTAATAGATTCTCTCTTATCATGTAATTTTTTACCCTTACCCAAAACTATTTCCATCTTCAACAATCCTCTATCATTTGAAAATATTCTATATGGGACCAATGTTAATCCTTTAACAAGTTCTTTTTGTAATTTAACAATTTCTTTTTTCTTAAGTAATAACTTTCTATCTCGCAATGGTTCGTGAGTGTACGCCATTTTATATTCTGGAATATTCATTCCTTTAACTACTAACTCGTTATTAATAAAAAAACAATAAGCATCAACTAATGACACTTTACCACTACGAATTGATTTAACTTCAGGACCAACCAATTTTATACCAACAATCAAAGTTTCGATAAATGAATATTCGAACTTAACTTTACGATTTATTATGCTGATTTGAGTCCCCATAAAGCAAAGATAGTGATTAAAAATTAAAAACCCTAACAATTTTTACACTGTTAGGGTTTAATTATTAACCAACTCAAGAAAGGGGGTCGTTGGGGCTTTGTAGGATATAAATATATTAAACTTTTCAAAAAGAAAAACTATTTTTAAAATTTTATTATAAAAACTTAAGATATTTATTAAATATGATAATAAAAATTAATAACAATAAGTTTAAAGTTAAAACAGTTATTACACCAAAAGATACTGAAAGTGGTATGATGGGTAAAAAATTTGACAGTTCCTATAATGGTATGTTATTTTTAATGGATGACGGTGAACATTGTTTTTGGATGAAAAATTGTATTATCCCGTTAGACATTATTTTTATTGATAGTAATACCATAACTAAAATACACCATAATTGTTCCCCATGTACGACAGATGAATGCGTTAATTACTGTGGTGAAGGTGATATAATTTTAGAAATTATGGGGGGTAACGCAAAAAAATTAGGATTACAAATCGGTGATGAGGTTAATTTTTAACCTTCATTAATTTTAGACTGTAACACATTTACCAATTCTTTTTGAACCATTTTAGTAAACTTCACATAAGGAGAATCATCTGACTCAGCATTATACTTGTACTTTCCAGCTGGCGGTCTTTTAGACCTACCTAAATAACTAAGCCCCGAAATGTTCGTGATACATTTATGACCACCACTATTAGCTTGAATTAAATCCCAAGCATTAATTGTGACACCATCTAACATTTTCATTTCTTCCTCGCTTAATTCAGTAAAAGGAATTTCCATCATTTTACCAATTTGAGTTAAATGTTCTTTACCATTCTCCATTGTTTTAAAATTGTTACCATATAACGCAACAAAATCTTTAAACGTAAACCCAACTGATTCAGGACCAAATCCTTTTGAACCTTCAGAAATCCATTTAATTGTTGATAACGGTATTTGTCTTTCTTGTAATTGCGTTTCCCATTTAGCAAGTACTTCCTGAGCAATCTCACCTAAGTTAACACCTTTTAACTCACGTTCTTTTTTATAAGGATTACAAGACGCTTGAACTAATCCTAATGGCCAAGCAATAACTAAGAAATCAGCATCAGGGTTATTTTTGAAGGGCGTGTATCTATCATAAGAACCAGGTTTCATCATACTACCACCCCCGTATTGAACAATAATGTTACCTTCAATTTTAACATTATGGTGGTTTTTCATTTGGTCAATATAACCTTCTTTGTTTTTCTGTAATTCGGGTACGGTAGCGTAACCTTTTTCAATCATGATTCTTTTTATGTTAGTAACAAGATTCATAAGTGATGGGGTACCAACCATAACAAGTTCTTCTAAAAACCCTGGTTTATTTTTAAACGCCAATAATAACTTATTAGCAACTAAACCTAAGGCAGTTTTGTTTTTACCCAAAGATTTATCTTTATCTAATTTGAATAAATAATTTATTACTTGGTCAACCGTTACTTCGTTCGCCGCGTAGTTAGCTGAGTCAACCATAGATATTAATTGAATATCTTCAGGTGAGAATATTTCATTAGGTGATACCACCTGGGATATTGTTTCAACATTTGAACGTGAACTTCTAAATGAAGTGGATTTAGTATCTTCCGCCCCCGCTTGTCTATCGTGGTGGTCTGTATGGATAACAAACATTGGTTTACCATGAGCAAAATCCACAAGTACTGGCATAATGTCACCTTGAGCATCATTCTTCTTTACCGAGAACTCTTTATCCCCGTATTGAATAACGTGAGCATCAACAACTTTAATACCATTGTCTTCAAGGTATTTTTTCATCGCAAGTGCAGTTGTTACGCCATCCAAATCTTGGTGAAAATAAATTTCAGCATTAGAATAACGTTTAGCTAACTTATTGATATCTCTGATACCACTTTCTTTTAGTAAGTTTTTCATACTAATGCTTTTCCCCCACCTAATAGTGAACCGATTAATGATGTGAATGCATCTGTTTTAACCGCAGTTGATGCTGATTGTTTTGCAGTAGACAATGATGGTAACTCGGACGCTACAGTAGTTTGTGTTGTTTGTCCTGAGGCGAACTCCTGATTCCATAAATTTTGTGATTCGGGTAATTGAGCGTATTGTTCATACTGTTTTTCAACGTCAGGGTACATTTTTTCAAGCTCATCAGGACCAACAAAATTTCCAACGCCTAACCAATCTAAAAACCCCGCATAAAATTTAGTTCTTTTCATCAAAGACCTTGTTGCAGGATTACCACCAAAAATTCTAGGAACCCCCGCATAAAATTTAGCACCTAAACTTGCATCCGATTTCATAAAACTTAACCAACTATTTTTTCCAGTACCTAAATCTCTAAACCCTCTGAAAGATTGGTCTTTACTCATTTGTTTTAATAATTCCTCTTTTTCAACAGCGCTTAACGCCTTTTCACTTTTTACAATACCTTTACCAATTTCAGTTCCCGCTTTCATTTCTTTTCCGGCTTTACCAAAAATTTGAACGTACTCTTCAATAACTTTTACTAAACCAGAACCTAACAAAGGAACTCGGCCAATAGACCCTTTTAAAGCGGTCACTAATTTCTCACCCCAAGTTGGAGCAGTCTCAACCATCTTAGCAATAGGTCCACCAGCTCTTTTTGCCGTACCAGCAATTTTAACGGCATCGCCAGTTAAAGTTGCTGCTTTAAACGCTTTAGCGGCTCCACCACCTAATTTCATAACACCAATGACAGGTTTAGCGATAAGGTCACCTAAATAAGGGATTGCCGAAACAAATGAAAGAATTGCATATAATTTATCACCTTGTCTCCAATAACTAATACCATTAACAATATCAACAATACCTGTTGGGTCAAAGATACCGACAACATCACCAAGAGTATTATACCATTTAGATTCTTTTATTAACTTGGTTTGTTCAGGGTATATTTTTTTTGCAAATTCAAAAACAAATATTTTATCTTCTTTAGATAATTTGTTCCATTTTTCTTCAAGAATCTTATATTGTTCCTCTTTATAAATTTGAAATATCCTATCTTTTAATTCAGACTCATTAAGTTTCATTCCTTTCATGTGTATTTTTTATAATAAATATCATGAAAACAAAAAAGGGGATATTAAATTCCCCTATTTATTAAATTCTAATTTAAGTTGTTTTTTCTTATCCACAAAAGATTGTATTCGTTTACGAGAAATCTCAGCGTAGTCAGGACTTAGTTCTATACCTATCCATCGTCTATCTAATATTTCCGCAGCAACGCATGATGTCCCGCTACCCGCAAATGGGTCAAGAACTACATCGTTTTTGTAGGACAATATTTTAATCGCTTTTGTTGGTATGTCCATCGAGAAAGTTGCCTTGGTGAGTGATTTAGTATCTGCAAAGTAATTCCACTGACCAAATACAAGTTCCATAAACTCTTTCTTATCTTTTTCCTCATACACAATTTTTTTCTTTAATGTCCCATCTTCCTGTTCAATCTCAGTTGGGACTCCTTTCCACTCTGGTTCACCTTTAACTTTTTTAATGTGTTGTTTTTTATAAGCTAATATTACACATTCTTTTGGATTATAAATATATGGAGAACTGGGACTCATCCAAGAACCCCATGCGGTTGTCTTACTTCTGTGTGGCGAATCTTCTTCTAAATCCACAATTCCAAAGAATTTAAATCCAACCTCTTTCATTATTTGATAAAATTCTGAAACAAAAAATACTCTACCTCCTCTATCTTGAACATTCACTTCGTAGGGAATGTTAATTGAGACTCTACCGTCATCTTTAATCAATCGGTAAGTTTCTGTTAACCATTCTCTTGTCCAACCCCAATATTTATCCATAGGTAAGTCATCTATGTGGGTGTCATATTTAATTCCGCAATTATATGGTGGTGATGTCACAACCAAATCAATACACCCATCAGATAATGTTTTCATTACCTTGATACAATCTCCATTTATTATTTTTCCTGTTTCCATAATTTTTAAATTCCTGCCGTTAAATGATAACTAAATCCTTTACTAGTTGTATCACCATATGATTTATAAATTTCATATGATTTTTCATCATATATAATTTCATTTACTACTTCGACTCTACAACCAACATCATAGACTTTTAATCTTAATTTATCAATATCTTCTTCAAGTGGTATATCATAAATTACTTGTTCACCTTTACAATAATTTTCAACAATTAAAAAAGCTTTATTACTACAATATTTTTCTTCGTAATCAATTTTTTTTATATCCAAAACTTCTGTTTCATAAACAACTTTTCCATCCTCATCTTCAACTCTTAAAATAAATGAATCCGCAAAAGGCCCCATAATAGATTCGTTTGGTGAATCAAGGAAACTTTCAACTTCTAATATTTCACATATATCATCGCATTCCATCTCATCTTGTTCTACCCCATTATCACGAAAAGTTTCGTATTGTTTTGTGTTTAATTCAAATGGGTAAAGTTCTGCTCCTTTACCAGCTAAAATAATTTTGTAGTATTTCATATTATTATATCAATTAAAATATCCATCACTAACACAGTTATTAACACTATTGCAACAACAATTAAAATTCCCATTACTATCATCATTTGCGTATCAATTTTAAAATTAATACCACATTCAATAATAAACTTACATACACTAAACTACCTATCATATCTTATTTTTTTTTAATTAAACTATTTCTGTAATTATTTGAGCTAATTTATATCCTGCAAATGCTCCTCCCGCAGCTGAACCAGGTAGAACGATAAACTTACCTAAAATTGTATCATATTTTTTTCTGTTGACAATGTACGAAATTAAAACGTAATACAAAATATAATTTATTAAAACTAAAAAGTCCAATTCTTTTGCAACAAACACAACAATAGAATTACCTAAAAACCCCCACATAAAATTAATAAAAGTTTCTCGTAGTAATTCACTTGGTGTTGTGATTGCGTCTAAAACTGAAATTTCTTTACTGAGTCCTGTTTTATTTTTCGATGTTTTCGATATGGTGTTGGAGGTACCAAAGTCCTTTTCTGAGGTCTTCAAGTTCTGTATCTTTTCTTTTTTTTCCTGCACGACTAATATATTTTATTGCATTTCCTAAACTAAACCCTAAATCCCAAGCGTCAATAACTTTTA